TGCGCTTAAAGTGCTTGCGCCGACGGCTAATCCAACCCATTCGTTTGGTGTCATTTCGCATTAACGCCATAATCATGCTCAGCACCGGATGTTGGGTCAATTGCCTTAGCCAATGGTGCAACTAATGAACCTAGCAGAATTGCATACTCTGGTCGGATGTCAGCAACGATTGCCAACACCACAGTTAAACCACTAGCTGCAACAGCTCTTAGATATGACTTGATTGCTGCTCTGTGTTTCTTGGATAGTTTCATTATTTGCCTCCTAGTAGTGGGATGTTAAAGAACTCGCCTTTTTGATTTGCTTTGAATGAAACATGAATGTGTTTGTGATGCGAATTGATGCCTCTATATTTGCGCCATTTCCAACCCAACAATGGGGATGCAATCTTGCCAACATGGATAATGTAACTAATTCGCTTATCGGTTTTTGCAGCAACTCTGATTTGCTCTGCTAAGTAAATGCTCATTTCAGGCTGATCGCATAATTTGGCATCAACATCGATAGCACAAACTTCACCAGTATTAGGAAGCGGATTATGATCGCTCTTAGTGTTTTGATGCTTTTCGTTTCCGATCCAACCATCCGACTTGCGTGATCTATCGGCAAAACTGTCGTCAATCTGCTCACGCATTTGAACAGCAGCTTTAGATAACCAAGCCTTCATTAGCCAAGTAACAATTTTGCTTCATCGGCAGTAATACCAAGTTTTTCAAGTAATGCTGCTTTAGCAGTTGCCCTTGCTTCGGCTTCGGCTTTTCTTGCTTCGCCTTCGGCTTGCAATTCTGCTCTCATATCATTAAATGCAATTAACTCATCACCTTTAAGAGTTGTAATTTCATCACCAATTTGTATTTCAATTTTATTAGATTGCGTAGCCATAAACAAATATCCTTCCACTCATTGTGCCTGTGCTTGGAATAATGCTTGCACTATCATATTGTGTTGATGTATCTATTCTGTGTCCTGACATTCTTGTATGCCATACACCACCACCATCAAGGAAAAAAAACTTTTGAATTGCCCAAGTCCTGCCAGCAACATAGGGTCTGAACAATTCCATTTCTAATTGAAAATTAACATTTGAACTTGGATCGCCTAAAGATATTGATGTATTAGTTGCACCATCACTAGCACTTGCAGTAGAGCCGCTTCCATCAATAGTTTGATTAAAATATTGGTTGCCTGAGTAATCCGATCCTGCTGCTCTGGCTCTAAAAATAAAAGTATTATTTGCGCTAAATGCGGTTATGTCTAATATAATTTTGTAATTTGTATAAGTTGCGCTAAATGTATTGGCTGCTAAGGATACTGAGGATTGGGTTGTAAATGCTGTGTTGCTAATTAAAGTTAAACCGCTTGATGCAGTTCCCCATGCTGGAACGCCACCACTCACAGTTAATACTTGACCAGTTGTTCCAATTCCTAGTCTAGTATTTGTGTTAGCAGTAGATGAACGATATTCAATATCGCCAAGAGTTGTTGATGGGTTTAATGCTTTGGTTGTTGTATCAACAGATGAACCAAGCGTGCGAATAGCAGCTGCGCCATCTTTAACCAGAGCGGTGTCGTCTGGTGTTGTCCATCCATAATTAGTAGTGGTTGCCATTTTGTCCTATTCTCAGGATACGATTGTAGCGTATTCCCATGTCAATGTTGGATCTATTGTTTGCCATGTTTCGGTTATTGGTGTGGTATTCCATCTCATTGAAAACTGGCTAAATGCCACAGGCGACAAGTTTATTGTAAGGAATAATTCGTTGAACCTAGTGCTCCATGACCAACCTTCAACATAACCCTCAAACTCACCACCTGAAATCTGATCAGGTAGGTTTTGCAGATTAAGAGGTTGCCCCATGAATACGCCTAGCAGATTATCCCGATCACTATTATCAATCTCTGGATTTGTAATTGGGAAGGTAATGCTTTGAAATGCTGGCAATGGGAATGCTCGTTGGGCAATATATCGATCTGCCACAGCTTGAGCATCTACGGCTGAATGGATAGTTGATTGGATGCTCTCGGCTTTGTAGCCATAAGTTGCAATTGATGTTGCAGATGTTGCAGTTTTCTGTGAGCCAAAATTGTTGCCATAATTGATAGCAACATCGTTTCGAATATCACCTGATCTAGTAATTGTGCTTAGTCCTTGACCTAAAGCATGATTTGCATCAAGATCAACATAACCATTTGCTAATAGATAGGTTTGCCTGTGATCAGCATCGGCATAGCCAATGTTTCCTTCATTGTCCTCGTATAAATATCCAAATGCTGAGTTAGCAATAAGACTTGCAATGTTGTAAATGGTATCTGTTTCTGCTGCTCTGTTTTCCATTGTGTATAAGCCCGGCTGATCTATCTCACCAAGTCCTAGATTTAACGCATTAGCCCATGTTTCAGTTGCATCATATCCTGACCAAGTTGTAGCTGCTGGAACATCATTCCAAGAGCCAAGCAATACGCTAGACAATAGGTCATAGATTTGGTTGCCATCCTCATCTTGTGAGATTGTGCCTAAATATAATTCTTTTGCTAACTTAACAAGTGATCCCATTGCAAGAACTGTGTATTGGATAACAGTTGCAATTGATCCAGTTGCGCCAACGCTGACTGTAATGTCTGTAATATCACCACCAAAGATATTGACATAAGCAGCTGATGTGTCCTTGACTTGCAAACTTAAACTGTCGTTAATATCAAATGGCAAGGTTTGACCAGTTAGTGCCACAAATGTAATCTGCAAATATGATGGATTTGGTTGCTGGTAAATGTCAGTTCGACCAGCCTCATGCTGGATGTCGCTTATTGCAATGTCGGTGTAATCAACACCTGCAACTGTAAGTTTCCAATCGGGCGACCATGCAGTCATTGTTACCTACTTTACGGCTGCGCGAGATAGATATGGATTTGATCTTGCTGCGCTGTCATTAACAACCTTAGCCACAGCTCTTGCAGCACCTTCCCCATCAATAGCATTAACAGTTATGTTTGTTACTTGACCCATACCGCCACCGCCAAAATTACCACTTGTTTTTGGAACTGATGGCAATGATGATCTGCCTGCTGATGGTGCTGGATTTGATAATGAACCGATATTAACTCCGGGAATTATATTAACTGCTCGAATTAGTTCATTGGCAAGTGAAACAACCAAGCCAATTGCTTCTCTTAAGAATGTAATAAATCCTGAAATAATGCCTGAGATACTTGCAATGGTTCTGCCAAAACTTGCTGCGCCTTGTTGGGTTTCTGACAGTGCTGCGTTCAATCCTGCATCGCCTGTAAGTCCTGCAATGAATGCGTTTAATGTTGGAACGCCAACATCGTTTAAGAATGTAATAAACTTTTCAACTTGTGGCAATAAGGCTGTGCCTAGACTTTCCTTTGCCTCATCAAATCCAACTTTTAAGCGATCAATCTTGCCTTGAAATGTTTCTGCGTTTGTAGCAGCTGCGCCACCATAAAGTTCAGCAAGTTTGGCTTGAACTTCGGTAAAAGATAATGTTGCAAGTTCAGCCTTAGATAATCCAAGACCCAATCTGCCAAGTGCTGCTTGATTACCATCTTGCGCTCTACCTAAAGCATTTGCAACTGTTTCTAAGTCTTTACCTGATGCAGCACTAATATCTAAAGCAAGGGTTAATAATTTTTGGGCTTCCTCAGTTGATTTTGTAGAAACCGCCAACCTCTGCATGGCTGGTCTTAACTTGTCATCCGCAACACCTGTGGCTAAAGATGTCTTAAGGATCATGTCCTCAGTTGCCTTTATTTGGGCATCAGTAGCACCTGTGGCTTGTCTTAACGCATTGGCTAACCTAAGTTGTGCTTGCTCATCCTCTATTGCAGCCTTGACCCCATCAACGGCTAATTTAGTGCCATAGGCAACGGCAGCAGCAGCAGCGACCGCAAATGCAGCAGCAGCCTTTTTTCCAAATGCTGAAATCTTTTCGCTGTTAGTTTCAACGGCATTATCAGCTTGATTTAATTTATTCTTAAGATCATCAATATCCGCAAGGATCTTAAGCGATAAGGTTCTGGTATCTCTTGCCACTTATGCCCACTTATCTAGAATGCGATTGTATGCTGCTTCCCACTTGCTAATCAATTCAGGCTGAATTCTGCGAAGCGTTGGATAAATAAACCATCCACGCGAACCTCTGCCTTGCCGTCCTGAATATGTAGGAAACTGTTTGAACCTATTAGATCCAAACTCAACACCACCCCATAAGGTTTGCGTGTTAGCCCCACCTGAAAATTTCTGTCGTGCGAAACCATATTTGAACTCACCGATTTTGCTGGACTTTGAAATGCTAACGCCGTCTGCAACTCTCTGCGCAACCTTGCCTGATTTTGTTCGACCTCTAGCCGCTGTTTTAATTTCCTCAGCTGCGTAAGTCGCCAAAGCATTAGATTGAATTCTTGCTTCCTCTGTGGCTTGCGCATCCATAACTTTGAAAGCCTTGAGAATATCGCGTATGTCATTGCGACTGTAAGCAATGGTTTCACTTGCCATACCTCGCCTCCAATACTTCGATCGCTGTTAAAATATCCTCTGCTTCAACCCATTCACTCATTGGTATCTTTGTGGCTATTGCCAACTCAACCAATAATCTGCTTAGGCTTCCTGCTGGGTGACTTTTGGGACTGCATCACCGACAATTACATCGCTGACTGTTTCCATCCATGCATCAAATGGTTTGACTGGCTTTCCAGCAGCTTCACGCTTGTGTGCGTTGTATGCTAAAAACATCAGATCCCACATTCCAAGTTTTTCTTTTGCTTGGCTTATGGTGTTGCCAGTTGTCTTTTCCCATTTAGCCCACTCAGGCGGTTGGGCAATATATGTTGCTTGCTCGCCTGAGTTATATTCAATTGTAATTGGTAACTTCATTTTTTTGCTCCCGTTTCTATTTCTTAACTAAATGTTTCTGTTACTTCACCTTTGCTGACTGTGAAAGTAAATGCAACAGTTTGTGCATCTACACCTGAGCCACCGGCTGTTGGAAACTCTGGCTTTACTGGAAACACAAATTGTGCTCCTGTTGCAGCTGTCATTGTGATAGATATATCTGTGTCTGGTGCTGTTTCTGCCGCTGTCCAAATTGCTTCACAAACTGAGTTTGCCTTGCCCCAATCAGCCAACATTTCTAGTTCAAATGTTCCTGAGATGTTTGTGGTTTTGTAAGCCTCGCCATCAAGTGTTTGATACACCTGACGATCATTGACTTTTGTTAAAATTGCGCTGGTTGCTTGTGCATCGATGTCTGTTCCACCTGTGAAAGACAACGAAACATCGCGACCTGTAATAACTACGGTTGCCATTATTTCTCCTTAGACTGTGCGTGTGTAGTAGGTAGATACTCGAACATCTGCGATA